AAGACCGTGCGCAAGATGGAGAAGCACCTGACGTTCGACGTCCCGGGAGCGTTCCACATGCCGGCGTTCAAGCTCGGGCGCTGGAACGGCAAGGTGTCTCTGTTCGAGAACGGATGGACGTTCACAAACCTCCTGGACGAGGATGCCCTCGACATCATCGGAACCGCTGGGTACGACATCGACATCGTGGACCAGAGGAGAGACCAGGTCCCTGATCCGGAACCGATCAGGGATGACGAGTTCGCCCATCTGGAGGGTGCCCCTGTGCTCAGGGACTACCAGGTCCACGCCGTCAACCTCGCGCTGAGGTCTCCGAGCGGCGTCTTCAGGATGGCGACTGGCGCCGGCAAGAGCTACGTCTGTGCGGCGATCTCGAAGCGGTTCATGCCGCTCGGAAGGGTCCTGGTGATCGTTCCCTCGATCGACCTCGTGACCCAGACCGCAGACAGCTTCAGGACGCTCGGCATATCCGACGTCGGAGAGTTCTATGGGTCCGAAAAGGTGGTCTCCGGGGTCACCATCACGACGTGGCAGTCGCTCGACAACTTCCCTGAGATCGCCGAGGGGGTGGTCTGCGTGATCTGCGATGAGGCACACAAGGGCAAGGCATCGGTCTTGATGAACCTCCTCTGTTCTGCTGGAAAGAACATCCCTCGCAGGTACGGGTTCACAGGGACGCTTCCGGACAATGACCTCGACCGCGCCAAGGTCCTGGCCGCGCTCGGGCCCGTCCTTTTCGAGAAGAGCACGTGGGAGCTCCAGCAGAGCGGAGTCCTTGCCGCTTCGAACATCAATGTCATCCAGACCCTGGAAAACCGTCCCAAGGGCGAGAAGCTCGACTACGACGTCGAGTACCGGCAGCTGACCCATGACCCGAAGCGGCTCCAGTGGCTGGCGGAGCTGATAACCGATGCATCAGCGAGCGGAAACACGTTCGTGCTCGTGAAGAACATCGAGACAGGGAGGCTCCTCGAGAGGCTGCTTCCAGGGTCAGTGTTCCTCTCTGGGGGGACGAAGAAGAAGGCGAGAAAGCAGCACTACGATAGCTTCGGCGAGCTAGATGGTAAGATTGTGATCGCAACGAAGGGCATCGCGTCCACCGGGATCGACATCCCGCGGATCTTCAACCTGTTCCTGTTCGAGGCTGGAAAAAACTTCATCGAGATCCTGCAGTCCGTCGGGCGCGGTCTCCGGAAGGCCGACGACAAGGACACGGTCGAGATCTACGACGTCTGTTCGGACATGAAGTTTAGCAAGAGGCACATGCGCCAGCGGATGAAGTACTACGACGACCAGAGGCTCAGGTATGTCCATCTTAAGGTGGACTACCGCTGATGCTGATCTTGACAAGCGACAATGCCGCCGTCGAGATGGACACGATCACCCCGAACGTCCCTGTGAGCTTCTGCGTCCTGGAGTTCTCGAAGCAGCGCGGAGAGAGGGCGCCCCCTCCGGATTACTTCTGGAAGGAGGTCATCATGGTTGAGACGTACACGTCAAAGGCCGCGATGATCGAGGTCGGCGAGTACTCGACGATGATCCCGACGCACTGGTCCATCATGGTCACGTACGCCGACCAGGCAGAGATGGTCGCGATCGAGGACATCGCTTCGCGTGACCTCGAAGCGTTCTGCTTAAATCCGATCGACAGCTACCTCCCGATGAGGCTTCCGGTGAGGCTCAGGGGGATCTACGAGATGAACTGGGTCTATCCGACGCTCCTTCCGAACGAGCTCCTCGCCATCCCGATCGGGACCCCACGGAAGCGTTCGGACTCCGAAACGAGCCGAGAGCCGGGACCGCTCTGCACCCTTGCCGGAGAGAAGCTGAAGATCCCCGATACGATCGACGTCGGGAGCCTCTGGTAGTGGCCGCAAAGCCTCCGTCCCAGCGGAGCCTGGACATCTTTTCCGTCCTCCGTCGATTCGACATGAACGACAAGGGCGTCAGGAAATCGGTCTTGAAGGATAAGGGAGCTGACGGAGCCAAGGAGCTCGATGGTTTCGTTGGATTCCTTGCCCTCCGATGGATGAGCTCGGTCGAGGGACACAGGGATGAGCAGGAGTTCTGCCTAGAGAGCGTCAATGAGCTTGCGAACATCGGCTACTTCTCGCTGTCGAAGCACCCGGAGCTCCAGGCGAAGGTCCTGGCGGTTTCCGGATCAGGAAAGCGGATGAGGCACTCTTGGATCGCCGGTCCCAAGCGGAGGGGCAGCAATAGGGCCAGGCAGGTCATGCTCGATCTCAACCCCCACCTGAAGGACGACGAGGTCGAGATGATGCTTTCCATGGCCTCCAAGGAAGACGTGCTCGATGCCGCAGGACGGATCGGATGGGACCGAGAAGAGATCAACAAGCTGAAGGACGAGCTGTGAGCATTCGACCCAAGCCATACCACCACTATAGAAAGGCGATGAGCCCGGACGAGCCGCTCTCTCCCTCGTTCGAAGAGAGCCAGGAAAGGGGTTCGTTCGCGCTGTTCATCGCTACAGTCGCGATCCTGGTCGTCATCCTCGTCTTCCTGGCCCTTGGATGATCGTCGTGGCGACGGCGATGTCGTGTCCGTACTGCTCGGCCACCTTCAAGACGGAGAAGGGAGCGTCAAGGCACAGGTGCCAGAAGCGCCAGTTTGCCGAGGAAGCCGGAAGCGCTTCACTCATGAGGGCCTTCGTGCTCTTCGACTTCTGGTTCCGCTACAATGGATTCGGGAAGAAGGCCAAGACCATGGCCGAGTTCAGGAAGTCACCGTACTTCAAGACCTTTGTTAGGCTCGACGAAAGGGCCACGAAGATCTACCTCGGATCGGCCATGGAATACCTTAGATGGTTGTCAGACAAGCGCATCCCTAGCGATGCCTGGTTTGCGGACGAAACCGCCGCGAAGTATCGCAGCGATGTCGCGCGATCCGAGGATGCCGGGACGGCTGTGGTGAGGTCTCTCGAGAACATGGCGTCATTCTGTGACAGGCGGGGAGCGGACATCTCCGACTTCTTCTCTGTGGTCAAGGCCGGAGAGCTATCCACCATGATCGACACCGGAAGGGTGTCTCCGTGGGTCCTCGTCAGCACACGGAAGCTCGACCAGCTCATCGATCGGGCCGACGACGCAGACAGCCTTGAGCGCTTGGCCCTAGCGTTCGATTCGGACTACTGGGCGATGAGGGTGCAGCTCTCGCCGGAGAGGGCCCGGGAAGCGGCCGAGATCCTCAGGGAGGTCTCATTGTGAGCGACTGGACCGTGGAGGACATGAGGTCCGGACGCACGCAGGGCAATCGGATCTACGGCATCAGGAAGCTGAGGCTGATTGAGGCCGATGGCGTTACCGTCTATCCCGGACAGATCCATGAGCGCAGGGTCTCAGGAAGGCTCTACTATGCGACGTCGGACGGACGCTGGTTCGATAACGCTGGGATGCCCGTTGGCCAGCCACAGAAGGCCGGTGCCGATCCCCAGGACGAAGAGCCCGCTCCATAGGAAGAAGCGCCACCACTGCGCTTCGGTCAGCCTGCTCTCGTAGGGCCAGCGCTGGATCCTATTCGTTCCAGGAACCTTGGGCCTCCACCTGTGCCCGCGCCAGTAGTTCCTAGGCCGCCTCTTCCGATTTTTCATCGAGCGCTGCCTTCCCGTGTTCGATCAGCAGCTTCAGGTCTGCATGGAGGTCGTCCGGGATCAGCCTGTACGCGATCCCGAGCTCCGAGTATGTCTTTGGGAGCTTGCTGAGCGAGTTAAGCACCTTTGTCGCCGCTTCGTGCAGAGCGAGCTTCTCGTCGAGGGTCATGGTCCATCCTCCTCAGGAATTGGGTTGTCTATATCAGGAAATATGGGAAACGTAAAGGAAAATTTGGTGTTACATCAGACTGATTATTATGGATTTGTGTATCTGTGGAAAGACACAGAGGCAAAACGTTATTATGTTGGCTCCCATTATGGAGCTCTCGATGATGGTTATGTTGGCTCAAACGTCTGGCTCAGACGAGCTTATCGTAAACGCCCAACTGCTTTTCGTAGACGTATTCTTTGGTATTTGACTGAGCCCAATAAAGTTTTATTGCTTCAAAAAGAACAAAGATGGTTAGAAATGATCAAGCCGGAGGAACTCACAACCTCTAGAACGGTCACGACCAAAACAGCCAAATACTACAATATGAAGCGTCATGCTGCTGGAGGAAATGGATCCAGCAATCTTGGAAAAAGTAAGAGGACTTGGAACAAAGGTACGACTAAGGAGATGTGGGATTTGCGGCGGGAAGGCCTATTTTGTCTATTAATTGATAGACCTAAGCCGCCAAAAAAGCAAGACGCACCTCATCCCAATATCGGAAGGGTACCTTGGAATAAGGGACTCAAGAGAGAAAAACAAAAGAAAATAAAGAGGGTCCGACTGATTGTGAATCGACCTAGTGGTCCATTTTCTTCTGTATTTCGTATTTCTTGTGGTTGGTGTAAGAAAGCGGTTTGGGCATCAAGTCCAGATAGAAAATCCTGTTCTAAACAATGCGCTAAAGAAATGTGTTCTAAAAAGAGCGCAGAAAACGGTAGAAAAGGAGCCTCTAAAACAGCTAAAGCAAGAACTGGGACCAAAATTGTGATAATTGACGGAAAACGACGATACAAAATTGGCGGAGTTACCTCCGCCAATTAAGAGCCTATTCTGTTTCCAGGTTGGCCAGACCCAGTAGGTTACGCAGCGAGAAGCTGCGGAACTTCCAGGATGTCGTTGTCATTGACATCTATGGTGTTTGGCCCAATCCGTCCCAACTCCTAGGAGCGGGGACCCGGAGGCCGACCGTAGCTCTCCACGTTCGTACTCGCTGCCAATCGATCCTATTTCGTCCCCATCAAGGAGAGTTCCAAACAACCGTTCCAGGAGCGTTCTAGACCGCTATCCCGTACTTGGCCCGTTTCCGGATCGGGGTTGCGCGACCCGTCTTCTCCGTACTGACGCCCATGTGGCGTATGGAACTCACCTTGGTGGAGACGCCGGGTACCGCCCCCGGGTGTTGCTCAGCTTTCGGTTCGCTTCAACGAACTGTCTCTAATATAATCCATCTCGGAGCATATTGAAAGGCAGAAGTCAGAACATCGGTTTTCTCTCAGGTTGCCATGTTCCGGCAACTTACATATCCTTGTGACGAAGAACCGCTTCTACGAGCTCCTCCCCAGACACCTCAAGACCGCGACGAACCGCAAGGTCTCGGCGCTCGTCGAGGATCCATTGTTCGAGCCGGAGAGCACCGAGGCCATCATCGGCCAGCTCGGGACGTCCACCGGGTTGAGCAGCACCGAGCTCGAGCGCAATCCCATCCTCCCAGAGCTGACCCCACAGCGCCAGAAGCAGCAGCTCACGATCGCGGCTGCGGTCGGAGAGGATGGATCGGTCGGAGCCGCCGCCTACTACGACGACCTCATCGGCAGCATCGAGGCCAATGGAGGGATCGTCTCGGACCGCAACAGGCTCTTCAACACGCTCTGGAGCTCCTGGACTCCCCCGATCGCCGTCGACCGCTGGACGAACTTCTACCGGTACGTCTGGACCGGAGAGGGCGACGCTCGGGTCAATGGAGAGTACATCACCAAGGATCCGGACGGCTCGCAGACCGTCGTCTGGGTCGTCCAGACCGACGGGACCCTGCTG